GGCCGTCTACATAGTACCCGTAGGACTGGTAGACCCTGATGTTCATTCGGACGATACGCTTAATACGCATCTGGTTCTCACCACTGCCGATATTCGTATTTAATGGCATACCAGTAATTTGTACAGGGAAGTTTAGACCTACCTCGACATTGGTATATCCTACTTCTGATGCTGTTAGTAAGATTTGACCAGCATTAACGGTTCTTTCTGGCAATACAATACCGTCTGCTACGATCTGAACGGTCAATCCATTCAAGTGGAATAATCCACCAATAGTAGTGTCCGTTGGCCCAGGATTAAATATGGTTGAATCGTCCATTAAATGATCGAATGACCATCGTTCAATGTGGTATTCAGTCGTGCTGTGCGCATCTACCTTTCGTTTAACAATCATGTACAACTGATCGTCTACTACTGTGGCGTTAGTGACTATTCCAGGCTCAGAAATAGCGCCAGGATACGTTGTAGACGCAGCTTCCCATCGTGTAAACCCGTTAATGTCTTGCGCTCGTAGCGTGTTAAGGATTGTAACCGTACCGTCAGTATTCGTTATGAATAACCAATTAGCATCTTCGCTAGTCGTGCCAGACAACATAGCCATATCTGTGGGCTGTTTAATCAGATGAGACGATAGTACCGACCTATCATGAGACACATAAGCATCTTCGTTGAACGAGTAGACAAAATCGTAAATGGTCTTTCCGTTCCTATCTACGAATATAGTAGATCCATCCACATCTACTACTTCTACATACGCAGCACCATGATTTGTTTGCGGCGCTATCCCTACACTTGTAGGCGTGACCGGCTTACTGGTGACAGAAAACTCAGCCCCAGACGTGAATATCTGTAGGTTTCTGCCAGGATAGACATCAATAATTTCGTTTAGCTTACGAGATGAGATAGTAGCAAAGATACCTTCGTCGTCATCACCATCGTCAATATCAAAGTCAAAGAACGACCCAGACTTGGAAAAGAATACTGATGCAGTCTTGGACTTAGTGCCACCAAGAACTAATCGGCCTTCAAAGAAACATGCAGTCTTAGGATAGCCCCTAGTAGCAGACCATACAGGTTCTTTTCTAGGCGATCCGGCCTGAGTTTGCACAAATGCAATCGTCTTGCTTGCAGTGCCGCTAGTAGCAAATCCAGAAAATAGCTCAAAATCCTTAGTAGACTCACCGCTAATCGTTATTGTGTAAGCCGATGCACCCGTCCTGGCTACAGCTACACCAGTCTCTCCAAAATTAGGCATCTCTTGCAGGTTCTTCTGGATGTTGAATACCGTAGAGCTTCGTTGATCTGCGGTTGCATCTCCTGCAAAAGTAATATTCTTTGACAATATGCCTTCAACATCTACTTGGAATGTATCCCCAGCAACAAATGAAGTCAGTGTCATTACCTGTATTTCATTAACTGGAATAGGACTAAGCGCGTCATCGAAGTCATACGTCGGAACATTGATAAATGGCACTTCATCCAAAAACCAATCTGTATCTGTCCCTAAATTAATTAATCGCTGTGGCGGCACGTCTTCCTGAAACAGCAGCATTACGCTTTCTGTTTGCGTGGCTCTGACCGTAGACACTTGACTAGACGTGAACGGCATCTTAACTGATGCAACGTAATTGCCAGGATTCTTGTAGATGTTGATGTTTCCATCAGTCAAAACCATAAGATAGTTTCGATCTGTTTCAACGCTGAAGTCTATTAACTTAGCCTCTGATGGATCAACAATACCGCCAGCTCTCATAACCGGAGCAAACCCTGCCAACGTAACAGTAGCCGAACCTAAATCTGTAGCCCCAATACGAACTAATCGCCAGTACCGTGTAGACAATCCTAATTCTGGGAGATAAAACCTGAAGTCTTGCGGGTTTGGCCCAATCAAAGGAACGTTAGCAGCATCTGTCCAAGTAGTCCCGTTTGTTGACTTCTGAACTTTAAACTCGGCAGAAGTCCCAGAAGATAAACTAATGCGCCGTATATCGATAAACAATAAAGTTTGTGCTGATACAAAGTCTAACTGAGCGACTACATACGGATTTATTACGCCAATAGGAGTTGTTGTTGACGTAGTGGTAGCGTCATTTTTATCTTGTATTATTGACGGAGTGCCGCCGTTAGGCATGGTCATGTTGCCAAGACCACTGACTATTATTTTTTCTGGAGAAACGCCAATAAACTCAGTGCCAGGACGACGCTTGACACCGCCCTGTGGGACTAGAACGACGTTGTTAGCTGTCTGCAACCCTTGGTAATACTGATTAATATCAGTACGGCCACGCATCAAAGGTGATAGCTCACCACTGACAAAGTTATTTTGAATGAAGCGTGATTTAGCCATTCTAGTTAAAACTTAATAATTGAGATTTGAATTGCATTAGTTGCAGGAGCAAATGCCGTTGCATCGGCAGCATCCATCCAAACATCTACACTAGAGGCCGCATAGTTGGCCTGTATATAATCCCCTGCATTTAACCTTAATGCCGCTGAAACCCCAATACTGTGATAAGAAGAATTTTCTTTGACAGTCTCTCTAGCAGACTTTTGTCCTGTATTACTTCCATTAATTGTTGGGAAAAAATAAAAAGTTTTTGCTACTCCTGAATTGCTTAATAATTGAATATTGCCAGTTATTAAATAAGTGCCAGTTTCCGCAAAATGAATCTTAGTATTATCTAATGGGTCTAAACTAATTGCCCCTGCATTTGTAATAGCTAAGTTAAAAGGCACTTGATATACAGTGTTGATTTGTGCAGGAACAACATCAACCGTAGATGCAAACGTAGCACTACCAATTCCTGTGGCCGCTACAAAATCTTCCCGCACAACTGTAACCGTCCTAACGCCTATTGCAGTTACTCGGCACATAAACGTAATGGTATCAGCCCTAACCACAATGAAGTCATTAACGTGTAAAGAAGAAAATGCAGCGTTAAAATACCCAGCACCTAATACAAGATCCCAAGTATCATCTGTTTGATATGTCCACCATGAAGGTGCAGGGATCGTACCGCCATGCCTTGAGAAATAGTTAAAATCGAAGGCCATTAAAACCTCACGTTAACAAAAGGGTTGCTCGTGATAGGTGTCATTGGGTATTGCTGGGAGTCTGTATATCGAGCCATCCTAGAAGCATTTACATACTCAGCAGACATTTCTTGCCGTGATGCTGAACTGTCTCGGATGCTCGTTGCAAAATCTTTAGCCAGTGCATACTCAATCATCTGAGTGAAGTACGGTGGCCATGTTGATTCTGGAGCGTTATAAATATAGTCGCAGTAAAGTGGGCCTGTATTGTTGGCGTACACTTTATTGCCATAAATCTGGTATCTGATTCCTGGATATATCTTAATCAGGAATAATAAATCTGAAGGTAGCTGGTAGATTGAGTCCCATTCTTGATCGATTGGAACTTCCGTTGTAAGCGATAGCTGTGCTTTTACTCTAGCAAATCCCCATCTGTGCTTTGTTAGCTCAGACCGGACAATGCTGTCATACAACGTATTAGCAACTTGTTGCGCCCTAGAACCGCCGATTAGTGAATTGATTGGAGTATCCCCGATCAAGACTAACGCACCATTAACTACGCCAATTTTAGTTGCCATATTGTTACCTAAAAGAAATGGGGGCCCGAAGACCCCCGATAACTTAGGAATCGCCTAACGCGGTTCCAGATGCCATTGTAATGGTCGTAGAACCATTATTAGCTTTGCAGAACGATACCGTTACAGCAGGGGTTCCGTTGGAATCACTTACCATAACTACGTCGTTTACAGCTATTTCACCAATCGCTGGTAGGAAATAGTTAGCTCCGAGTGCGGTGGCAATAGAGTCTGTAGAACTATATTTCCAAACCGTACCTGAGTCACCAGATCCGCCAATACGAGAAAAACCGCTTCTTAAAAATGCCATTAGTAATTCTCCTTATGCAGTTTTGTCATACTGAACTTTAACCAAGCCGCCTTCGTCGCGAACGACAGCGCCAGCTTTCAACATACCATTACTCAACCAAGAGGTACGTTCAGCGATCCAGTTAATTTCAGTTTTCATGTCAATACCAACGGCCAAGCCAACAGCAGGACGCTGATAGAACCATGAATCGACGATGTTAGCAGCTTCGCTCAAACCACCTTCAGTCCGAGTTTCAATGATGTTGAATCGGAACCCTACGAGGGTATTGATCTCACCAGAAACTAGAGCCTTGATGTTCTGATAGTCCGAAGACGTTGCCAGTTCATCGTTCAACAAACCACCTAAGCCTTCAGCTTCGATGACTGCGAACAGGTCAGTGTTGGGTACACCTTGGTCACGCAATTCAACTTGGGCTTGGATTACCTTAGCCATAGTTAAGTTTGCAGCACCAGCAGGTACAGTAGTTGTTAATGGAGTCGAGGCATCCATAGCATCGATAACCAACTGGTCACAACGACGACCCAAAGCACCGGCAATAGTCATTGCCAATTCTTGTTTCTCATCGAAGTTAACGTCAGCTTGGTCGAAGATGTCGGTGTACTCAGGCGCATTCCAGTTAGCCAACGTAGCAGTCTTGAACTCATGGCTTACGTCCATAGGAGTTACGAGATCTGAAGTTGATTTCTGGTTTGCAAGGCCCTTGCCTTGACGACGGAATTTGTAGGTATCACCTACGACGTTGTTGCGTACAGTTACAGAACCTTTCAGCAAGCCCATGCCCTGATAGGCGTGTTTAACCATGCTGTCAAATTCTGTTACCGCAACAGAAGATAATTGTTTTGACATTAGTCTAATCCTCAAAATTTATAATAATCTACACAAGTGTTTCACATGAAACATTTGCTGGTTATGAGGTTTTGACTGAGTGCCCGACAGATCGGTCAGCCTTCAACCCAAATCTGTCAGATCCGCGATGGGAGTCCCTGACAGACATATAATATCATTTTACTTTATAAAAGCAACTAACCGAATACCTGAACATTCGGCTTGTCACCACCAAAAGCAAACATCATTTCTTGAATTTTCTTCTCATGGTTAGAGTCTACTGACCGTAGAAGGTTGCCGTTATCGTCCTTTCGGAACATCTCTTTCTCGATGTCAGGCCAAGTAATTCCACCAGGAACAACATGCCCGTCGATAGGAAGTTTTTGCGGTGCCGTACTCTTGATTAGTGCCTCTACCAGCATGATAGATTCAGCAGAGTTAACAGCATAACGAACTTGCTCGTAGACCTCAGCGTCCAGATTATTCTTCATAAACTGTTCTACGGTCTTGATACGATCCGTTGCGTTGTCGCCTAACTTGGCAATCTCAACTTCAGCAGATACTTCTTCTACGGCCTCTGATTGAGCAGAAA